TCTGAACAACGGTGGCCTCGATCCGTGCTGACTGGATCTGCATGGAGATCAACAGACCACCGATGGCAACCATGCCAGTAGCCAAGACGGTGGGCAGCGAGGCGGAGAAGACGCCACCTACGCTCTGTGGTTCTTCAGCCATCGTCGCGACGACCTGCGTTGATCCCATCGTAGCGATCGAATGGGTCCGGCCTGCCCGCGAGAATTGCTACAGCGCGGCGGTAGTAGTGGTTATCCGTCTTGCCAACACGCTCAAGGTGGTCGCGGATCTTGCGCCAGTTTTCAAGCGTGTCGCGGTCCATTATCTACCCTGCCCTCTTAGCGGCTTGCGACCACGGCGGCGTGGACGGGACTGCTGCCCATAGCCTTGGCGCGTGGTCTTAGGAGGACCAGGCTGATGCTCAACCCGAGCAGTGCCGGTCTTGCTTTTTACTGCCACGGCACACCTGCGGCTTTGCTAGGCGCACGCTGCTCATCAAGTTGACCCAGCAGGGCTTGACCGATTTCCAGCACCTTGTCGGAGCCGAGGGCTTCCTTCAGCCAGTCGATCACCTGCTCCTCGGTGAGGTCAGCAAAGGGGATCAAGGTCTCGGGGCGCTGGAAGCCGATCGAGCCGTAAGCACCAGCGCGGTAGGTGCCGTCTTCTGCATCAACGGTGTAGTGAGCCGTGAAAACGTAACCATCGGCAGTTTCGCGCTCAAGGTTGGCAATGTGCCATTCAACAGTTACAGACATTGGGTTGAAAACGTTTCTGAATTAGTTTAAAGGGTTTAGTGAGTAGGACTACAAGCCCGCAGCAGTTATACGACCTTCCAGATCTTCGATTTTCTGGAGAGCTTCTTGCAGCGCAGCGGTCAGCAGCGGCACCAGCTTCGATTGGTCGATGCCCTGGTAGACGGGATTTCCTTCGTCATCAACCTCATCCTTGTTGCCGGTAGCGCATTCAGGGACAACGGCTTGGGCTTCGTGAGCAAGGAAGCCGTCAACAGTGGTGTCGGGATCTGCGATGAAGTTGAACTTGCTGGGCTTGAGTTGCTTGACTCGATCAGCAGCGCCGGTTAGGGGGACAACATTTTCCTTGAGGCGATAGTCGGAGGAGGTGTTGTAGGCGGTAGCAGATCCGTTTGTACTAATTGAACCAACAACGCCGTTAGGGTTTGAAAATGATGCAGCGTACCGGGTGCTTGTTGATGTTGTGTATGTTTCAAGTCCAACATTGGAAGTATTAGAAGAGTTACCAGCAGAGTAAATAAACAAGTGGCTATTGGTATTGCCTGCACTGCTAAGACTATTTCCTAAAGCTGTTCGTCCGTCAGCTCTAATCCTCATCCGCTCCGTCGGGCTGCTCGCTCCATCGGAGGTTGTGCTGAAGACCAGCCTGCCCGGCATGTCGTCAGTTCCGGGGGTGCCGTCTACCTCGGCAGAGATGGATGCCGCTTGTGTTTGGTTGCTTCCATCAGAACCCGAAAATGTAATATTCCCTAAGCGTTCATCAGCAACGACTGCGGTGGTATTTGTGCCGATTGTGCCCGAAGCATATTTAGCAAGCCACAGCCAACCCGCCGAAGCATCTGTTGTATTTGCACAAGCAATAGCGAATGTTGAATTTGATTGATTAAGTCCAGCAAGTTGCTGCTGAGGAGTTATTGCAGTTACTCCTACACGAACATCAAACGCGGTAGATGTGCCAACCAGCAGCCTGCCGGAACTGTCGATGCGGGCACGTTCAGAGCCACCAGTTGAAAAAGCTAAATTGTTTGCTGAAGGATTAGAAAATCCGGTATCAGTATCGCCACCAAGAGAAATAAAACCTGCCGAATCAATCCTCAAGCGTTCGGTGGGCGTTGCGGAGCCGTCGGCGGTTGTGCTGAAGACCAACCGACCAGGCATATCGTTTGTTCCTGGGGTGCCATCAACCTCTACTTTAATTTCTACGGCTTGATTGCTTAGATCAGTTCCGTTGCTTCCTGTGAAAATTAGTCGACCAAGATTGTCGCCATTCTGAACTGCTGTTTGCGTACCGATTGTGGCGGAACGACTGCGGCCAAATGTAACGAAGGGACCAGAGGCAGAAGCTGTTGCAAATCTAGAAAAACTTGCCGAGCCAGCACTGCTATGTGCGACCTGCAACGTTTGCGCTGAACTTGCAACATCAATGCTCGTCGAAGTCCCCACCAGCAGCCTGCCGGAAGCATCAACAAACAACCTGCCAGACCCACCAGTTGAGATGGCTACTTGATCGGCACCAGGGGAATACAGGCCGGTGTTCACGTCCCCGCCGAAAATCAGCGACGGTGCAGCAGCCGTGCCCGCAGGAATATCCACCACTTCGCTGCTGGTCCAAGCGTTCGTGGTGTCGCTCCAGGAAATCGTCTTGTCGGTGGTGCCTTTCAGCGTGATGCCACCGCCATCAGCCGTTGCATCAGTCGGGCTGGTGACATTGCCGATGATGACATTCTTATCTTCAACGGTCAGGTTCTGAGTGTCGATCGTGGTGGTCGTGCCATTGACCGTCAGATCACCCTGAATCGTGACATTGTTGTCAAACGTTGCCGCCTGCGTAACGTCCAGCGTGCCGGGCAGGTCTAGGGAATCGGTCCACTCAACACCAGTGCCTGCTGAATCGGTCTGCAACACCTGCCGCGCAGCACCGTCAGCCAGCTTGCTCACAGCAATCTCAGCAGTTGCGCTGATGTCCCCATCAACAATCACACCGCTGCTAATGGCGGTCACACCGCTGCTGTTGACAGTTACATCCCCCGACAGCGCCGTGGCAGTAGGCACATTGCTGGCGTTACCCAGCAGCACAAAGCCAGCAGTAATGTTCGCCAGCTTGCTGTGAGCAATGGCGGCAGAAGCGTTTACATCGGCATTGACGATCGTGCCATCAGCAATCATCGTGCTGGTAACAGTGCCCGTGTCGCCGGTTGTGATGACCGTCCCAGTGACATTGGGCAGCGTGATCGTTCGGTCAGCAGTTGGATTGACCACAGCCAGCGTGGTCTCAAAGCCGTCAGCAGTGCTGCCCTCAAACGTCAGCGTGCCAGTGGTGCCGATCTCAAGGTTGCCAAGGACGGTACCACCAGTGACGATTGAGGGGAAATAGGCAAGGCTGTTCCATGCCGTGCTGCCATCGCCGACCTTGAGTTTCTTGGTATCAGTCTCAAGGCCAAACTCGTTGTTGAGGAGCGTTGGGTTGACCGATGCCCAGTTGGCAGCTGTATCAGCACGCAGTTGGAATCGTGCCTGAACGGTGGTGGGTGTGGTCACCTGCTAGCGCCTCCGCCTTCAAAGATGTGGGTGATCACCGGACTGGTGATGTCGGCATCGCCTCCACTAAGGATAAAGGGCTGATACCCGCTGAGCGCAAGCGATGTGAATGATGTCGCGGCTGGCTGTGTCGCACCACCGCCATAGAGGTCAAACAGCAACAGGTTGCCGGCCAGAACACGCAACTCGACAGAGACGTTGAAGAACACACCAAGGTGTTCCTCCTCCGGTGGCGCTAGGTAGCGGTACAGGGAATCGGTTGTGACAACAACGGCACTGCCCCAAATCGTTGATGGCACCTCAAAGTACGAGTGCGTACCCTGGCTAACGATGAAATGGTCACGGATCAGATCAACCTGAGTTTGAGTCAGATTGGTGTAGGTCAATCTGAGGATGTACCCATTGACCCGCAGAGAGTGCCTGAAGCGGATCGGGCCGCCACCTACTGTGCCAACCTCGCTGATGTTGAGCTGGCCCAAGTCATAGCTAATGCGATCAGGCTCAAGATCAGGGAACGTCGTCATGGCTAGATCGTGTATGGCGGGATCAGCTCCAGCTCCACGGTAACGTTGATCTCCTCGCAGGTTTCATCAGTCTCAGGACTGCCTGCATAGATCCAAAGGTAGTTAGCTGGAAAGGTCAGCCCGGCGGCTGCAAGGGTTGTTGCGTCAAGATCAAACGGCACAAAGCGCCCATGCAGGCTGTAGTGGCTGACGATTTCATAGTGCTGAGCACGTGTGAGCAGCGTGAAGCCAAAGCGCAGGATGTGGCCAGTGCTTGCGTTGCTGTGCCGCACGCTCAGCTCGTCGCCATTCAGGCTGCCGATCGCGGTCGCTGCAACCTGGCCAGGGATGTAGGTGCGGCTGCTGGGAGTAAGCGCGGGGAAGGTGGCCATTAGATTGGATTCCTAGTCAACGTGGCAATAATTGATCCGCTGCTATTTAGTGCATACAACGTAAAAGTGAGCGTGGGGTCGCCATAACAAGCTTTGCCTGAAAGGACAACAAACGCTCCTGTTATTGGGTTTTGATAAGCAGGCCTTGCAGATCCGGTTGAACAAGGATTACCGGAATATTGTCCGCCCAATACAATCGGTGGTGTTGCAAAATCGCCAACAAATTCACCGAAGCCAGGCGTGTACCACAGACGATAATTTGCCGCGCCAGGGTACGGATCCCACGTTGCGCCACCTTCGCCAATGCGAATCGTTGCCTCTGAATCAACAGGCGGACCATAGCCATCAGGAGAGCCAGGATCGGGGCAACGGCCTTCGACATATATGGTGTAACCAAGGTCCGAGTTCTGCAAGATATAAACAGCGACATCTCTTGCAATTTCAGTCGCCTCGCCTGTTGTGGTGTTGACTTTGTACCAGACGTTATACGCACCTGCGCATGGGTTAGTGACAGTCAACTCATCACCAGGTAGTGGTGAACGATCACCCGGCACCCCATCAATAGTCGGCGCAGGTGGCGTATCAAACGGATCCTCAGGGTTGTCATTCCCATCCCCCGGCGGCTGCTCCCGTCCCTTATCCGGCAGGTCGTAGTCAAAGTCGTCAGGATCCGGCAGGTCTGGCAGGTTGCCGCCTTCATCAGGTAGCGGGTCGGTGTCCTCATCGCGTCCTGGTAAATCGCAAGTGAAATCCTCACGACCTGTCGGCAGGCTATACCCAGCGCCAACAGCCTCATCAACCTGAAGAGCAATCAAGCTGCGGCCCTGGCTGT